AAGCGGCCGATGCGCAGCGAGAGCCGGTGAAAATAGTGATAGGCCAGTATGCCATCCGATCCTCCCGCCACTTCTCCCCTTCCGAGTGTGAAGGCTCCGACGTCTACGCTTTGCGAGGTGTCAACATAGCTACCCGATCCTTTGATTTGTCCGACTGTGACAAAATCGCCCTTGTCAACCGAAACCTTGACGTTAAACACTTGGTCAGGGCCCACGTTCCCTTCTATCTCAAGCGATTTGCAAGCCTTGAGGATCCCCGGATACTCGAGATCCCATTCATTGATCTCCGCGAATCCGTCCACCACGGCATTGTCGTCATCAATGCCAGAAAAGAGCTGCACCACATTTGCGCTGATACTTTCCCCACCCACGAAGCCTCCATTGTAGATAGCGGTGACTCCAGTCCAGTAGTCCACGATATCGAAGCTTTTCCAAACCTTGTTGTAGAGGATCATCCGATTGTTCACTGTCGAGTCCGTCGTCCTGCACGAGAAGGTGATGTAATCGTCCCATTCATTGACCTCGCATTTGTCGAAATAATACTTCGAGAGGTCGACGTTTTGAGAGATGACCTGTCCATCCACCGCGGTCGATCCGGCCTCAAGGGTCAGTATCTTGATCTTGGGGTTTCCCGATTCGATCGCGTTCACATAAAAGATCCCTTGCGAAGTCCCGCGCATCGCGCGCCAATTCGGCACCCCTTCCCTATCCCTGAAAATGAGATTGGTGGCCTCGGTATCGAGGACGGTATTCACCAGTACATAAGTTTTGAGCGAGTGCGCGCAATATTCGGCATCCCCGTATGTCTCCACGGCTCGCAAAGGTCCGCCATCGCCTTGCAAAAATACATTTCCCTGCCCGGCCGTTCTCGTGCCACTGAATGAGAAATCCGCGATCCCTTGGTTTGTCGAGTCTTCGTATTGATAATCGGCAGTTCCCGCGCCCGCTTGCGCAGTCGTGAAAGCCCCGCTGGTGTAATTTATCGTTCCCGTTCCGCCCAAAGATCCGGTGAGCGTGCCATCCCGATTGTCGGTGAAGACTTCTCCCGAAGAGGTGTCCGTTATTTTCACGCCGAAGCACGTCCGCTTCGCGCCTCCAGCTTTGAAAGCCAGCGTACCTGTCGCCACATCCGCTATCACCTCTGCAGTGACCGTCGTGTACTGCCGATTGTCGATGTACGAAAGGTAGAGATTTTGCTCGTCGTGCGCGCCCGATCCTGATGCGCTATTTCGATTCCACAAGAACATTCGATTCTGTTTAATGCGAATATATCCCCGATAGATCGTTGAGAGCAGGTCAGTAATGCTCGCCGGGTTGGCGACCATGATCTTGTAGATCGATGAGGAAGGCGAGCTCCAAAACGACTGCGCCCCCGATTGCGATTGGAAGTTATCAAAAGCAAAATCTTCGGCATTGGAGGCAGTCGGAGCGGCGTTGCTCCCTGTTTCTATCCAGTCGCTTGTCGTTTCGTCGTAGTATTCGAATTTCCTCTGGCCTCTCCTTTTTCTGAACATCACTTGCGTGCCAGAGCTATCTAATTTCGTGCCCACTCCGAGTCCGGCCACGGAAGATCCCGCGCCTTGATCCGTTCCGAGGATCGTTGAGCCGCGGCGCAATTCCATGTGGTCTCCCAAAGAGAGAAAGTTCAAAGAATCGGAAAGTGAACCAATTGGTATAGAATTTGGCTCGACTTCTGTTATAAGTCCATATTTGAATTCCCGAATTTCTTTTGAGATCAATTTGGCCAGCTGACGACATCTGGGCGGTCGCTGGGCACCGTCCGTCGGGAAGAAGCGGAATTGTCGAACATCTTCATTCGTCGGCGGTTGTCCCATCCGAGCATGCTTTGGTGAAGTCTTGTGTGGGCGCTATTGAGATACGGGACCTGCTGCCTCGTAATATCATCTGCATCAATTCCGCCCAAGTGCATCGAGGCCATATCGAACGCAAGTATTGGGCAGAACCTCCTCGGCCACACGATAGTCGTCGCATCCGCGCTTTGCGCCGTCGTAAGCCCAATGAGCGATGTAGGAAAATATTTGTACCAGAAATACACAGTGAGCGGCGAGCCCGGCGCTCCCGTGAACCGCATAGTGTTTCCCTGATGGTCGATAGAATATTTGTTCGAGGAATTGATCCACCGTAAGATCTCCTCGTAGGGCACGGGATCATATTCGTTATCCGACGCGCCGCCGAAGACCCTATATGCCTCCGCGAAGTCAGTAGGCAAGGTGTGGGTCGTCTGCCACGTGTCGCTCGATCCGTGCGTGATCGATGAGTCCAATTTGAGGAGGAAAGACCAGATGCGTTCGTCATTTCGGATCGTATATGCGGAATCCAAAAGCATCGCAAACTCGTCCGCATCTGGCTCATCGTCGACGAGGGTCTGCGCGAGGGAAATTATATCATCGGGACTCATACAAAAATCGAATTGAGCCAGTAACGCCACCATCCCATTTTTCCGAGCTGGAATTCTGCCTCGTGGCGTGGCAGATCTAGGAAACTGAAAGCACCATATTTGCAAGCTCCATTTACTATACCACGCGAAAGCGAGAAGATTCCCCCTCTTCCGATCTCTTTTCCGTTAGAAAGTTGCGCGACGAGAAAGTCTATCGAGGCGATGGTCTCGAATCCGAATATCTTGATGGCATGCCCATAGCTTTCGTTTCCCCCCGGGTCCGTGATATATCCGTCCTTTTGCGGGGTCCATTCCGGCCGCCAGTCTATGCCTGTGAGCACCGAGCGCTCTTCATCCCTCGTCTGCCACAAAGCCGATCTCACTTGATCGAAGAAATCATAAGGCCCCGTCACCGCGAAAAAAGACTCCTTGCGATAATCGGCTGCTTCCGAATCCTTCTCGCGCGGGAATTGCGTTAGCGACTCATCCCTGATTGTCATGTTAGCCGGTGCGCTTACGATCGCCGCATCTCCTTTGAGGAATCCATAGGGTTTGACCGCGCTTTTGCATGCGCTGCGAAGATCGGAGCCCCAGGAATCTGCCGCCACGCCCATTATTTGCCTCGTACGCGCAAAGGTATAGAGGGGGTCGAGGATTATGCCCTCTTGATCCTCGGAGACCGCTGTGAGCGCATACGCGGCGCACATGTCCGTTCCGGGTCCCTGATCTTTGATCACAAGGGGGTCGGAGATCGAGTACGATTTTGGGAGCATGGAAGGACTCGCATGTCCCACGATCCCACCCAGAGGGAAATCCCTCCGATCTTTGGGAGTTGCTAGGAGTCCATGTCCGAGGTTTGCCGCCATATTATTCTTTGCGGAATTTCACGCCATACTTGTCAATTTCAGAAAGTGCATCAAGAATATCGTCCGTCTTCTTGCACAACTTCTCCCCCCTATTATCCAGCTTCTCTATTCCGTCCCTGATTTCTTTGAGGATAGAAGTCGTCTCTTCATTGAAGTGCATTGTGAGTTCCTGTGCCCATGTCGGTATGCCGTTCTCATTCTTCTTGTTGCCGAAGTTAATCAAACCTTCGCGCCAGAGAAAGAAAAGAATAGCGATTGCGCCAAAACCTGAAAGTCCACTTGATGTGTGGGTTACAAAATCCACGAGTTGTGAAAATTCGTTCATACTTTAGGAATCTGCGCCTGTAGTTCCACAAGTTCCACGATTTTCTCCTGCGCCAAAACGAGTTGCTCCTTCGTCGCCTCAAGTTCCACGTTCTGCGTCGCCAGGATTCCATTGAGTTGGTCGAGGGCAAGGCTCACGGCGTCGAATTTTGCTTGATTTCCTTTCACTTCATCGGTGAGCGTGTTTGCGATGCCTTGTAAAGTCTGAATTGCTGTCTGTGTGTCCATAATTAGTTGCTAATTGATAATCATTCGATTTGCGGAGTCGCAAATCCTCCCGACGGACTGGTCTTTCCAAAGCAGTGGTAATCAACCTTCCCCCCGCCAAGTCCAGTTTGGGTAATAGTGAGTCCCGTCGTCGAGTGGGTGTAGGAGAAGGTGTTCACCACCGAGCCTGTCTGCGCCGTTACGACGCAGGTGGGGTCATAAGCGTAGGCAATTTGGAAGGTAATCGTACATCCTCCACCCGTTGCTCCGACTGTTATCGTACCCCATGTATCGGAGCCGTTCATCGTCGGACTCGTACCGCAGCTTGAGAGCGTGGGAGAAGTGGAAGAAGCGATGATATGCCCTCCCGAAGTCACCATAAAGGCCGTCGTGGTGGCTGTTTTTGTAGAAGAGGCAATAACGAAAATAGGAAGTTGAGAACCATTTGCCTTTGATTGCACGTTAAAGAATCCCCACGGCGTAGAAGTTCCAATGCCAAGAGTTCCCCCGCCCGTGAGCCGCATCAATTCTGCAAAAGTAGTTCCTGTGGTGGAGTTAAAAATTAAGTCAGTGCCAAGTGCGGAGCCGGTGTGTGTTACATTCGCGAGAGCCTGGATGCTTGCTACGGGCAATCCAGGAGCCGTCAGGTTCGTATCGTCAGACCAGAAAGCCAGTCCTCCGAGGATATTCCCAGAAACGATAGCGGCACGTTGGCTTTTCAAGACGAGTTTGTCCGCCGATATATCTGCCACCGTCGTCGTCGCGACGAAGAAATTTTGGTAGGCGGTATCCTCATAAATGCCATAGCCTCCTGCGGGGATGGTTGTAAGACCTAGAAGGACACTGGTGTTATTCGTTGCGCCGGAAAGGTCGGCTACATTAAATCCTGCTTGACCCGTCAAGACTCCCGTACCGATATTGTTCACATCGGATAATTTCACGCCGAAGTAACGAGTAATCGTTCCCGAATACCCGCTGTTCATCACAAGATTAACTCCCTGTCCTATCACATTCGATGTCAAATTAAACGCATTCGCATTCGTATCACCCACGACGGGATTATTGTTGAGGTTCGTGAATGTCCCAGAGAAGTTCTGGGTAGGAATCAACGCGGGAACGGCGCGGAAGTTTACCACGCCGCCAGAGGCGGCATTTTGTGTCATAGTGGGTGAGAAATTCTCCACCGCGCCAAGAGCACCATTCAGCGTTACGACAGGAGTGGAGATGAGCGAAGCAACGTCAGTCAAAAATGCGCTAGCAAAAGAGAGCGTACTGCCATTGAAGGTAAGTTGATTGCTGCTGCTTATCCTCGTCCCATCAAAATAATTCACGCCGTTAGTTACCTGCGTTGTCGTGGCAGTGCCACCGTTGGCTATTGAAAGAGGGTATGAAGGAATGTTGAGGCAAGCTCCACTTATGGCGAAGCATCCACTCGTAAGACTAATCCCTCCCGTAGAATAAAAGGTCGAAGTTGCCGTATGGAAATTCGCTATGCCGTTGAGTGAAAAGAGAGAGCCTGGAGTAGTGGTTCCAAGTCCCACATTCCCTCCCATGAAGATAGCCGCCGCGCCTGTGCTGTTTTGGGCTATGGCGAGCGTGGGAAATGTAGCGGTGCTCGAAGCCGAAAGCTGTCCCCACGGCGTCGTGCTCCCTACACCGATGTTTCCAGTGCCGGTGATTATTTCTCGCATTGATTGACTTGTCCCTGTTACGAATACAATATCCCGTGCCGCCCCACTCGGACGAGATTGAATCACGAGATTTCCCGCTGTGAGAAACGGATATGCGGAGCCGGTTGCCGCCGTACCGTACAGGACGGGGCTTGTTATTGAGGTAATGAATGCAGTCGCGCCGTTCGTCAGATTGAGAAATCCCCCGAGTGCGGCATTAGTTCCCGTAAAATCACCAAACGTAGAAGTTGCCGTGCCGCTAGTTGCAGCGAATTTGTTGCCTGTAATAGTTCCGCTGTTCGTTAAAGTCGAGCCATCGAAAGTGAGAGCCGTCCCGCTCGTTATCCTCGTCCCGTCAAAGAAGTTCACGCCATCTGTTACTTGGGTGGTGGTTGCGGTGCCGCCATTCACTATGGCCGTGATGAAAGAGCCGAGAAGATTAGTGAAATAGCCAGTAACAGCGGTGATTGCGGTCGTTGAGGCGAAGGGAAATTGAGAGGCAACAGCTGTAGAAGTGGCGACAAAGTAGGTCGCCATGAAAGGATTGGTGGAGGTAGAAAAAGAAGAGCCGCAACTGGTCGTGGTGATCCGTCCATTGGAGTCGAGCGTGAGGCATAGTCCCGTTGAAAGCCCACTTATGAGCACGCTTTTTCCATACGTTCTTTGCGTAATCGCGCTCATTGGTGAGCTGGTGCTAGTCCAGACATCGAGAGTGGAGATGGTGCCACTACCGCCAAGTGTCTGCGCCATTGCATTAATTCGAGGCGGCATCTCCAATGCGAGAAAGAGGCACACGATTGCGGCCACTGTCGAGTACGCGATGACTTTGTTTTTCATGTTTTCTTTCGGCGCATTTCTCTGATGATTTCGTAGGGTCCATGCGCCTTGCCGCCGAATCGTCTGCCTTTTCGCATTTCCCTGATTATCTCGTACGGGCTTGGAAGAGGATGATCGATTATTCGCGCGACGTCGTCCGGCTTGATCTTTATATTTTTTATAGCACTTAATATCTCCGCATAGTCGGCCTTCGGTATTTCAGTTACGGGCTTTTTCTCTATCGCATCGATCACGGGCCGCAAGTCCACAGGGATTTGGTCGGGAAATTTGATGCCTCGTATGGCCTCGATTATAGGCAGGAAATCCACCACAGGAATCGCCGGCTTGTTGGCAACGATGATGGCCTCGATTTCCGCGAGCGTGAGTTCCTTTCTCGCCGCGATCAGCAATGCCATCTCCGCGATCATCTTGGCAAGCGCGGCGGCGAGTATCTCCTCGAATCTTCGATAGCTCCATCTGCCGCCTCCGCCCCCAAAGTGCATGATCCGCGGATATACAAGATACGTCTCCGATTCTCTCGAATAGGTATCGCTGAATGTTGTGTATCCGCTGTCGGTATATACCGTGGTCGTGATGGCAATATAGAGGGCGTCGGAAGTCGTGGAGGGTACTTGCCATTGGGCCTGGAAGCGGCCACTCCCCTGATTGGTGAGATTTATCGTATCGAGGAGCGCGTCAGTTCTTGCATTACGCATCTTCGCTTGTACATAGTATGTCCCGCTGTCGTTCGGATCGGCGAGTTCTCTCACAAGGCCGAAATATTCACCCGGCGACAACTGCAGCATAGATTAATTAGGGATGTTCTCTTTCGTGATCGCTGATCCCCACACTCCGGCGTTCGCTCCGCTGACGGCGAACCTGATTTGCAGGAACCTGCCGTATCCGGGCACGATCGTGATGTGCTTGCATACCTCGTTGGTGTTGCAGGGAATGGCGATGCTTGTCGTCGAGAGATTCCACGAGTGGAGGACTTCTCCCACCTGGATGACCGTCGGTATCTGCGCGGTCAATGTCGTCGTGGCTTCGTGGACAGGATAATAGTCTACGCCATCGTCCGAGTAGTATTTCGCAAAGACAAGATTCGCCGCGGAGGAAGAAGCGACCGCGCGCAGATTTACCTCAACTTGGCTGCTATTCAGGATGGGTATCGTGATCGTCGAGGAGGCCGTCGCTCCCGTCATCAAGAATACTTTCGTCGACGTGGCCGAGACTTCGCCGGCGCCCGTCGCCGTGCCAGAGCCCGCCGTGAGAAAGAATCTTGGAGAAGTGGCGAATCCCGCGGCGCTCGCCATATTCGTATAGATTATCATCGCCGAAGCGATCCCAATGACCACGAGGATCGAGGAGCCGATCAATGTTTTCTGATTCATGGTTTTGATTGTTAGCTGGTGGCGGATCGGTCTCGAAGCCCGCAAAGGCTCCGAGTCGAACCACCACGAATTAGTAGTGAATTCTGAGATTCCACGCGCCGTTGAATCCGCGAGCTGTTGATGTCGCCGCTTCGCAAAGCGATCCCGTACATGCTCCCGTACTATCTTGCCGGAAGATGAAGTTGACGCATTCGCTTGTGGCGACTCCAACTATACCGCGCCCGTTTGTTCCGTTGTCGATGATGTTGTTTGCGACGATCGTCGATCCGGTGGACGTTGCGAGCAGGTAGTTGTCTACCAATCCCGCATACGGTGCAGTGTAGTTGTTTGTGATCGATGAGGCGGTGGACGTGCCTATCGACACTCGCATTGAGCTGGACGCATTACCCGTAAATGACATCTCGGCGATGTCGACGTACGCAGTCTTTCCGATCTGCGTATTGCACCAAGCGCTCTGGTTTGTGCTGGCCGGTATGGTCCCAGTCCGCCAAATGCTCGTGCGGTCGCCTGCTTTGATGCCATCCACGAATTCTTGCATCCCTCCGCGCTGGCCGCCCAGTCCATCATTGGATGGCAGCACCACCGAGGTGGGGCCGCGCATGCCAACGATGAGGGCGATCACTGCGATCACAACGGCGATCCCGCCTACGATTGTTCCTTTGGATGTATCCATAGGATTAAGCGTTTATGCCGTGAGGCCGTTGTGACTAAAAGGGTCCCTGCCCGGAATCCGCGCGAACGCGCACATCGACGAGCATGCGCGCCCCTTCCACGAAGGTCTTGAGACCATACAGTGTCCAGGGGAGGATGTTCTTTCCGAGCTTGTCGGGCACTTCTTTGACCTCGACATTCGGCTTGGCTTGGATGACCAAGTCGATCGCGCCCTTCTTGCCGAAGAGCTGGTGCTGGATTTGCAGTGCTCCAGTCCACACGTCTGCTGCGGGGGTAAGCGTTTCGCTGACGGTGACCAATCCAGCGCCCTCGAATTTGATGTCTATCGAGGTTGTATTGTTCGTCGCCACCATGCCGATCAAGAGATCGCGATTCGCTGCAGTGAATTCGAAGTATTCGCCTACAGCACCTACTGTAGCCGCATATCCGTTTCCATTATTGAGCAAATTCACAAGCATGGCTGTACACGTAGCAGCTGTGGTCTCGATCGAGAAATCGCCGGATGACACGGCGGCGCCGTCTGCGCGTGCCGTACATACAACTCCATTGATCGTGATTGTGTCACCCGCAACTGCAATCGTCGACGTGACGAGCCGAGCCGAGAACGTAAGGCCATTCGATACATAGAGCTCGAAGCCCATGTATTGGCCGATGTTGCCGTTCTTTCCGGTCGTGTCTCCGAGAGGAGTTTCGCGGTTGGAGAAGAACGTCAAGAGTACCGACTCGAACTCGGGCGAGATGATAGCGAAGAGGTTGTTGAGGCCTCCGGGGATGTTCTGCTTCTGCAGCTTTTTCTTCGCCTGCGTGAAAGCAGAAAGGATGTTGGAGGTCGTGAGCGTGAAGCCGTTGCCAGCCGTGCCCGCGTTGATCTCCACATCGTCCACCTTGGAGGTGGCATTCGCGTATTCGCCGAGGACATCGCCGTCGATAAAGTTCGTGAGAACTTGCGAGGCATCGTCCGCGTACTCGTTAAGAATCTTGTAGTTGTGCTGTAAGGCGTCCAAATCATCGATATAAAATGGTACGACTTCAGCCGTTGTCACTGTCAAACTCTCATCCGTGTCAGTGATATCACGAATTGTTACCGCCGTTCCTCGCGTATACGTGCGGGGATACAGTGTAGAGCGATAGGGCCTATGACATTTCTATTTGCTCTGGGATATCTTCCCCGATTTTCACCGAGGTTTGGACTTTATCATCACCTTGGATCGCTCTTTCGATTCCTTCAAGGGCCGAACGTAAAGTCTCTGAGGATTCATACTGCTTACCTTGGCCATGCTGGTTGAGTTTTTTTACCGACTCATATAGCGCCCAATCTTCATCGGAGTAGGAAGTGCCGGGGCCTTTCTTGAAAGGCATGCCATAATTCCTAGATTCGATGAACTGGAGTGTCATGTCTGCTATTGCCGCTTTGGATGCTCGCAAGTAGGGCCGTACCGCTGCAATCATTTTGTGCGTGTCGGCCATATTGACGGCAGACACATGATAGCTCAAGTTCCAATCTTTATTTTCCGGTCGCGGTCTCTGTTTGATGTAGAGATTCACGCTGAGTTTTTTTGCGATTGAATATACTTGATACGCGATGATCGGGTCATTGTTCGCCACCAAGAAGAACACGCTTATCCGCCATTTTTTCGTGGCGCCGCGCATCGTCTTGAATAGTCCGACCGTGCCCTCGCCTTCAAACAGTCCAGCGAGCCAGACAAGATCCTCCTCTATTTTTTCAAGGTGCATATATTTGACCTGCTGATTGCGGAATCCCCGAATCTGTTGCCTTGATAGCGCTCGGGGCTCTAACCGGTTTCCAGCATTTTGTTCAGTTTAAAGACCGCTCATATTTTGGAGAAACACGCAGCTCTTCACAAGCCAACGGTCTGACCCTTTTTCAAGGTGTCTTGTTCCTCCATGGACACTATCGGAATGTACACCGCTGCCCGATAATTGGTGAGCTGCATCCTGCGGCTCCAATACGCGGCGAAGCTGGCGCTTAGGCTGTTTGCCATAGCTTGTAGTTCCGATTAATCCCTAGCGGGATCGGCTTCATGCATCGCATTCAGCTGATCCTACTTGGGTTTGGTAATTCTGGTGAATCGACTGCTTTTGCCGCCAAGCTCATTCGATAGCTTCATGAATTCGTCGTCGCTAAGGCCGTTTATCTCATCGGGAGTCATCTCATCGATGTTCCTTTGAGCCTGTCCGCGCCCCGCGCCGCCGCGTCCTTGTTCCGCGCTTCTCGATTCCTTGGGAGGAGCCGTGAAGAGCGTGCTCGCGTTGAGCTTGATGATGTCGGCAATTCGATACCGGGCGTACGTCGTCGAGTAGGCCAATTCCTTGACCTTTCTTTGGACATCAGAGGTGATCTCATGGTTGCCTGCAACGGATTTCAAGGCCGCTTGTGTGTCATTTTCCGACCACTCTTTTGCGAATCCCTGCTCCTCCTGCTGCTGGCGCGCAGCCTCGCTTCCCGCCTCGAGACTCTTACGAATCTCCGGCAAGCCCGCGCGCTTTTCCACGATCGCCGCGAGGCGATCCACCATGGCACTAGCGACATCCGGCTCGAGGTTGAAATCAGTGGCCAGCTTCTTCACATCCTCATCGGATGCTCCGCCGTCCTTTGAAGCGGCCTCGGCGAGCGCTGCTTGCAGATCTTGCTCGTGTTGCGCTTTCAGTGCCTCCTCCTGTTTCTTGAGTTCCTCCTTGTGCTTCCACATCGGCATGTGCTTGGGATCCCTGTTGGGCCCCTCGTCATCGCCGTCGGCCGAATCGTCATCACCTTTTTTTCCGCCCTGATCGTCGGCAGGATCTTTATCACCCTGCTTCTGATCTTTGGAATCAATGTGCTCGGAGTTTTTGTCGTCTTTTTCGTCGGCAGGATCAGAGAGTTCTCCTTTTTTCTCCATCTCCTCCACGACTGAAGCGTCGGCTCCGCTGGCTATTGCCGCTTTGCCTGCCTCGGTTGTTGGCTCGTATGCCATAGACCATTGGTATTGTTACGCCGCCAAACACGCAGCGGGGATCATATTAATGGGGCGATTCCCATGCCCAGACAGATATACGCCTGCCACACACGCGTTTTCGTTGCCCTTTCGAGCTCCGTATCATCCGGCGACTGTGAGCGTCGCGTGCGAAATGACGTTCGAGAGCGGGGTCGGCTCTCAATGAGTCACCGGATTATACGGGGCCCGAAGGCACCCGGTTGAATTGAAAAGAGCAGGGAAAACTATTTGTCTTCATCCTCGTCTTCCTCGTCCGCGTTATCCGATGCGACGACCTTCTCGTCTTCCTCGTCCGCGTTATCCGATGCGACGACCTTGCGGCCCTCCACCTTGCCTGCGAACTCATCCGCGAGGTCCTTGAAATCTTTGCCGTGCTGCTTCGCGGTATAGGTGCGCACCACTGCGCCCTCCTTGTCCACCACGTCTACGGCGACCTTTGCTTTTTTCTCTGCCATAAAATTATTGTGTATATCTCTTAATGGCTTTCTTCGGCATATCGACCAACTGTCCGCGAAGATATGTCTTCCCTGCCGGAGGTTGCTTCTGCTGGGATTTGAACCATTTGCCGACTACATCCGCCCCTATTCCGACATTCTCGGCGAAGCCACGCACCGCGTTCATGACATCCGACATATTTTTGTCGACATTGTAATTCTTCATTCCCGATACAGGTCCTCTTGCCATATATGATTAAGTATATCTGTTAATTTTCCGCTTTTTTTTCTTACTCACATGCCTCGGAAGTTTCGCATCTTTGGGCGTTTTTGCTGCCCACTCTGCTGCCATTGCGGGTTTCTTCGCAAACATCCAAGCCCTCTGCGCTGTGCTCAAAAATGGAGCCATATTCACCGTGAGTATACACCCATCGTTCCGTCTCGGTTCATGTGGGTGTTCATAACTCGCGCACATCGCTCGAGAGTTGATAATCGAGTTGCGATTCGATAGATTCGATTGTTTTCTCTACATCAAAGAATCCGAGAATGAACCGCACTTCGTCCCTCCGTTGAAAATATCCCTCGCGTTGCGCCTCCGTGAGATCTCGCTTGTTTTGCAAGATGATCGAGTAAGCCTCCTCTCGTTTCTTGAGCGTGGCGAGCAGTTGCACGAGGGCTGGATGATCTTTGAAATTCTTCTTGAGCATCGCCGCCTTGAGCGTTTTTTGCATGCTCATCACCTCCTCCGCGGCATCGGGGCGATAGTCGTTCACTTTTTCCATCAGCTTCTCCATCTTCGTCTCGATGCTGTCCATATTATTTTGCGTATCTTTCGGTAAACATTTCTACCATATTTTCAATCAACAATGCTGCAGGCACACACATCTTCGAGAGCGTTCCAGGAATCCCCAATTTTTTATTTATAAGATGCGTGCTAGAAAGAAGAGCCTTTTTTTTCTCAATGCCTTTCCACGTAAGTCCCTCGATCTTTGTTTTAGAGACGATTACAGTGACGAAGATTTTTTCTATTCCCATATTTTATTGCCCCGTCGCGGTCGTGAGCGCGGCGATCTTGCCTGCTTGCGTGGCTCCCCTGGGCGTGAGCGCTTGCCCTCCGTCAGGCGTGGTTGGAATGGGCGTGGGCGGCGCTGCTATTGCCCCTGCGCTCGGCGCGCCCGCGCCTGGCACTTGCCCCATAGCGGTCGCGGTGCGCCGCACTTTTCTCATGGCGTTTTGCAAGGCGATGTCTTTGTGCTGCTCCGCATAACTCACGAGTTTCGTGTAATCCTCCATCGAGAGATCCTCGGAATCAGATGCAAAGTCAATGATTGTTTGCATGAAAAGCGTTGTTGCCGACCTATTCAATTTCGGCGTCTCTCCGAGCAGGATTTCTTGTATTCCTTGATGCGCTTCCGAGATTACATCTTCCGAGCCGTAGGCTTGGGTGTCCATGAATCGCTTTATTGATGCTTCATCCCATCCGCCAGCGCGTAGCATTTCCTCGATGGTCACGTCCGGGTTCAGCCGAGCCGCCGTGGCAGGATTCGACATGAGAGCAATTAACGCTTCTTTTTTCTCTCTCTTTGTGATCAAATCCGCCGCCGCTTGCGCCTGGCCTCCCACTATCGTGATATTGAAATCGCGTTTCGGCTCCGTGTCCTCCTTCACCAACTCTTCCCAGTTGTAGCCGGTATCGCCGATCATGCGCACCATGAGCCGATTGCTTTTGATGTGCTCTCGCAATCCGAAGTAGTATAGCCGTCCCTTCCTGCCCCAGGCTTCGCTATAGCTTTTATTATAGAGCCCGAGGCGGTCCGCGACTTGCTGCAAGTTTCCGAAATAAATGCCGACGCGCTTGTCCTCTGTCTCTCCTTGCGCGCTCGCGGTCACGCCCGTTTTGAGGCCGGAGATCTGGTCCATGAAAGAAAGCAGGTTTATCGTCCCGCTTTCCGGCATGTCGGGGATGGTGAAGGAGTACACGCCCGATCCTATCGGCTGCGAGGCCGAGATACCTGATACCGTCGATACCAGCCCATCCGGTCTCCATTCGAGTTGCGCGGGGTCGTCGAACACCGCCGGATCATAGGCCCTCTGTCCATAGTTTTTCTTCTCGCGATTGTCGAGTGCCTGATTAAATATCACTGTCATTCCCTCGGCCACTGGCCGCATATCATCCGCAGGGGCCTTTGACCAGAAATTGAATGGATCGGGATGCGTGTGCCATGCGACGAACGGATCCTCGTCACTCTCGAATATTTCTTTGAGAGGTTGCGCGCGCACCCATATTCCCGAGTGAGCCTCAAAGAGTAGATACCATTTTTCCCCGGTGTCGGGATCTTCCATATACCACTCCACGAGGTTGTAGATCGGGATGCCCACATAGCTATGCTGTTCAGGGGCAAATCCGAGCGCCTTTAGTCTGTCGGTTTTCTCCTGGTAGATCTTATCGAATCGCTTGTACTGATCCGAGTTCATCATTTGGATGAGTCGGAGCACTTGCATCTTGTTATAGATCGCATATTCGCCTGTCGCATCTTCGAGTAGATCTGCCTTGGTCTTGAAAATGTTGCGCTGGCCTTTGAAACTGTGATTTTTGAGGATCTGTCCGCCGAGCGGCTCGCACTCGAAATCGAGATAATCTATGACCTCGTAATGCGAGCAGTATTTTCCGTCCTTGTCGTTGTAGGCGAAGATCTTGGAAAGTCCCACGCCGGAATAGATGCTCAAACTTTTCTCCATTCGATCCTTGAGCGCCCACATCTGGTCCACGTCCGAGGAGTCCTGCTCGAATTTCGCCTGCACCTTCTTCGCGCGCTGCATATCGGCGATGTCTTGGTGGCCGAAGGTGACGCGCGGCGTGTCGTCGGTCTTGGAAAGCAGCGTATCGTGAAATCCCGCCATGATGGGGAGCGGCACATTCCACCTTCCCTTCAATGCTTTTTTTGTTTTGCCTGTTGCGAGGTCGATGCTTTTTTGTATCTCCTCCATCCGCATTTTTTTGTAGTTGACCGACGTGCGCAATTGCTGTTGCGCGATCGTCACGAGCTTGTCGGCTTTTATTTCCCTGTCCGTTTTCGGCGCAGCCGCGAGAACCTCCTCGGCGGTCATCGAAGGCACCATTCCCTCCGTACTATTTTGCTGCTTCTGTTTTGCCATGCAGTGTGATACCCAGCGCGTCCGCTTTTTTCATTAGATTTTTCCAAAACGCTTTGTAGAAGATTCCCCTCACTCCGGTCGGAGCCCATTCTTTGCCGGGATTGTCCGCCTTGAATTTATCCGAGGTGAAAAGATAGTCCAACTCAAATTGCATGAACTCCTCCGAAAGCCTCGAAGCGGAATAGTCATGCGCGCGCGCGAGGTCTTGCTGCCGTTTTTCGTACAGCGCGCGGATCTCATTGATCTTTCCCTGCTGCCACGGGGAGACATAGTGATTGCCGTACCAGAGCTGCAGCTCCTTTGAAAGCTTGTATCCGCGAGTCTTGGCCTTCTCGCTGCGCCTCCATTGTCCGATTTGCCTAGCGATTCCCATTGCGATAGTATACGCCCGTTTTTTTCATGCGCGAATTGAGGTGTGCATATCTATTTTTCTTTCTCCATTTCCGCGAGGCATCTTCCGCAATGCACGCCATCCCCACCGGCTGCGAATTTGCTCGTAAGCAGCAGTTCGCATCGCCTGCACAGTCCGGTTTTGTCCCATTTGTTGTTCTTGCCCTGCTTATTTTGCAGTCTTTTCATGATTTATCCCTGATACTCGGATACTCGCTCCACGTCTTTTTGTTTGTACTTCACCGCGAGTTTGGCCCTCGCATGCGTTCGCATTTCCCAAGCTATACAAGCAGCTCGCAGCAAGTCAAAGTGCCGCGTCACCAGTCCCGCGCCGTCCGCCTGTTCTACGCGCTTGGCCGACGATTCCAAGTCCCTGCGCGTGAACATCCTCATCTCCGCGAGAAGGGGCAAAGAATATATCTCGAGATCGCCGCCGTCGAATGCAGAGCGGAAATTGAAATAAATAGCCTCGACTCCGCCGGGGCGCGCTTCCCATCCAAGGTCTTTAGTGATTTTTTTTCCGAGCTGATCTTCCTCCACACGCCGATAAATCTGATGCACAGGGTATATCGCTTTCAATCGCGTAACCGTGGCAAATCCTGTAGCATTTTGTTCGGGTGCCACCAAGCATTCTCCGAAAAGCCTCCCGTGCGCGGCCATCTCGTCTCCGAAGAGGTCTGGCGGGATGGTATTGCTGGCATATGTTCCGATGACCATCGAGGCCTTTTGATCCGTGGGCGCGAATCGAATCGCGACAGAAGCGCACGAGTCTCTGCCGACTCCCTTTGCAGTGTCTCCTCCGATCGCGTATCGATTGCGCGCGACGAACTCCTCCCAGATAGAAAATCCTCCCACGATCTTGATCGGCTTTTTCTTGATTCCGAGCGCCATGTATTTGTCGACTCTCTCGCGGTTGAAAAACGGCTCGCCCGCCGCCTCCGGAGAGTTAAGCATCTCGGCTTCATACACTTTTCTGCCGCCCGAGTTGAGATCCTTTTTCTTTTGTTCTAGCGATACTTTGTAATTCTTTCGGTCGGTGATTCCCGCGTTTATTTTGCTCGCCTCCGCTTCCGTTTCCACGTATTTGTCCGGCCATGCGATCTTTCCCTCACTCTCCACGTCCACGCGATGCATGCGCCACGAGCCGGGGTTCTCCTTCGCTTCGTTCATCAGCGACGCCACGCTGCCCGTTTCGGTGATGAGATTGCAGAGAAATAAGGCCTGCCCGTCGACGCTCATCCCGGTCTTCATGGTGTCGAGATGCGCAATGATCTTCGCGGTCACCGGTACCGATTTGGCGGTCATTTCAGTCTCATAGTCATCTACACAAAAAAGATCTGGCCTCCATCGATCATAAATGCGGCCGCGCGTACTTTCTTGCGTTGAGTACGCCTTAACTTTGACTTTATTTGCCGTCACGAATTCGCTGATCCGCTTCATCTTCGCCTCCTTCGAGGAATGCACTATACTTTCGTGGTAGAGCTGCCCGAAGTCCGCAATGAGTCTCCGATTCGATTGCAGCCACGTCACAATGTCGAAAAGTGCGGCTTCAGAATTCGCTTTGTCATAAGAGTCGTAGTTTATAAATCGTTTCTTGCGATAGCAGATGCAATATGTCAGATACATTTTTGCGATGGTCGTTTTTGAAGATTCACGAAACATGATCCAGATCAGATATTTGAATTTGCCCTCTGAAAGTTCGTTGAGTTCTTTGTACATCTTCCACTGAAAATCCGGTATCGCGTAGGTGAAATACTCCGCGAAATAGTACATGGCGAACACGGCGAAGTTCCTCTGGCAGATGTACACGCGCTCGTCGCGCTTTGCGTTGACGACATATTCCATCAGCCCTCGCCCGATCATAGGTCATCGTCATCTTCCGCGATCCTTTCTTCTTTTCTTTCCTGCAAAGGGTCGCAGACGATGCATTCGCAAAAGCATAGCGGCCCTCCGCTGCATCCCACGCCCACGTTGCAGTGCTCAACCATCGCGGTCATACCGTATTCTTGGCGATCACATCGTCGAGGGCTTTTTTCTCCTCGTCGGTGAGGTTGCTTATATGACCACTATGATCCACGCCCAGCTGCTCCCTCCAATCATCCACATATTGCAGCCAGAGTTTTGCGCGCGGAGCATCCGCTTCATCGAGTGCCTTTCGGTATAGAGCACCGAGCACATTTCTCGTGAATCCGCGCATGAGCTTTTTCACATCGATGGCAAACATATCATCACTTTCCATTTCGTTGCGCCAACGAGATAAAGTAGGAGGATTCACGCCAAACTCCTCCGCGAAAGACTGCATCGTCTTGAATTGCAAAAGATATACTTGCGTGGGATCCGTGATCCCTAGGAGTTCTACAATGCGCTCCGGCACCCCTTTGAACTGACCTGGGAGCAGAAGCCAGATCTTGAATCCTTCTCGGGTATATTTTCTTCCTTCTCCTTTCGCGCTTTTATGTGCTTGTTCTGATTTACCCGCTTCCTTTTCATGCTTCATTCGCTCGATTAGTGACAATTCCTGTTCTTGTTTCTCTTCTTGTTTCTCCTTCGGTTTTTTCTTCTTCATGACGTTAGTTTTGTTTTCCATTCCTTATCAAACGCTCCCTTGCCGAGAGATCCCCCGTAGGCTTTTGGTATTTGGATAATGTTCGGGTCGCGTTCCTCTAAGTCCCTTGAAAATGGAAGCAACGATGCCAGGTCGAAAAACGGCACATATTCCTCCTCCTCTTCCATACATCCCTCATTGTACCTCATTTTTCATTGTCAATCGCCACGAAACACAACCGGCTTCGTCGGCCATATCTTGGGAATGACCCGAGAGAGGCCGAACTGCGGCGCATTACCGTATTCTGCACTCCGGCGTACCAGCGTAATTCATTTCGTGGCGGCTGACGGTGAAGGGGGTCGCGGTGGATGGCTTTGCGCCATCAGGGTCGGGAGGGCCACCCTCGCTTTCGCGCACCGCGATAATGTCAACGATCTCAACGATTATTATACCCCGTTTTTCTGCTATGGAATGCGCGGAGTGTGCAAAACTATCTTGAAAAGTGAAAGATCACGAAACTGTCCGGCGGTGATATTGATGGCCTTTTTTTATCCACGTTCGGGAGTAAACTTTCTTCCCCGATTCTTCGCGGCAGCTTTTTGTCCAGCTGCTTTGCGAATCTCGGGAGAGGCCGGATAATACGGATGACCTTTATTGAGACTGCCTAAGTTGTTTCCTTTCTGGAATCCCATATCTATTTTGGCATGAATTTGAGGAAGGATTTATTGGTGAATGCATACCATCGCGTCAAATGTCCCGTCTTATACGATTCCACCATGAAGCGCACGGACTTCGCCGGATTATTATAGATTTCTTCGACGGAAGAAAAAAGCTTGCCTGGGCCGATCCAAAATTCAGAATTTACCTGTACGAGACCGTGATCAATCGATCCGTTTGTGTTTATATGTTTTGCATGAATATCAAGTCCAGATTCCGCTTGGATGACGGCGCAGAGAAGGTCTTTATCTGCCCATGACAGGCCGAATTCATCCATCACGACTCTGCACGCGTGTCTCACATTCTGCGGATTATCCCATAAAAGCTCCGGCGCGCTAGATCGCGTCACAATGGGCCCATGGTCGATTATCGACACTTTCCCCGCATCGGGCTGTTTCGCGCGCAGGGACGCCAGAATCGCCCCTAGAAACGCTATGAATTGCACCAGATAGCCTTGCTCCACCTCCGGTTTGCTTAGATCTTGGAGATCCGCCAAGACCGCGCCGGGATCCGCTTCGTCGAGGAAGTGCTTGTGAGTGTCATCCGGCTTTCCGAGCATTGCATAGAAAACGTGCGAAAGTTCGTGCTCGAGGATCACCGTCATCGCATCTCCCATGTCTTTGCCGTTTTGGTATGTGTGGGCCATCACGTCGAACGTCCCGAATATCGTGATCTCGTATGCATGTGGCTTGTTGCCGGTCATCATGCCGACCGGGGTGATGTTCGATCCGCGCTCGCCAAGCGCGAGCACGAATATCACGATGTCGGCGGCATAGAATTTACTGGATATATTCTCATCAAACCATGTCTGCTGGATTCCGCGCAGCGGTGCCGATCCCGCGAGATCCTCAAACGGAAGATTGCTGTAGCTGCTTCGCGCGGTCATGAATCGCAGATCGCACACGTCCGAGTAAAAAGCCGCCACCTTCGCCAGCTTGGCGTCCCAGTTCGTCCACGCATCGTGGTTGAGCACCAGTTGCGCGTTGAATCTTCTCATGAGTTTCTTTCGGCTATCTTCACTTCCCCGCCGACCGGGGAGTGCCTGGCGAACCTGTCGACGATCTCGCGCAGGACCGTCCTCGGGATCACATCATGCGGCTCCACCTCCCCGGAGGCCACGAAATATTTGCAGTCCTTATCGATCGTGAATTTCGCGTCATCGAGCGGTGCATCTGCCATCACAAGGGCGAAATGGAGCTTGCCGCTTTTTTTCCTATTTCCGAAGAGTCCCATGCA